AAAATTTTTGAAGTAGAATTAACTACCTTTTCAGGGGTCATTGTTGGATTTTCTTCTGCTTCATCTACATATCTATTTTCAATAATAATACCTGCAAGCTTCTGCATGCGTTTAAATTCTTCGGATAGGATTTGTTTTTTCATATTATTCATTTTAATTTCTTTTATTGTTTGAACATTTGAAGCATCACTTGACCAATTTTTAGCATCATCGGTTTGAGGCATAATTTCTCTACCAGGAGCACCTGATACTGGTTGGTTATTTTGTTGCATTTGTTCAACATTTTTCCAAACATACTCAGCAACACTATTTGCATCATTTGCTTTACCTGCTTTTTTAAATTCTTCTAATACTTCAGGTTTAACTGTTTTTACAACATACGCTATTAAAGCATCTTTACCAATTTTAAGTAAATTCTGTCCTCCACCTTTAGCAACAGGTATTTTACCAATATCTCCAGCAATACCCAGTTGAGTTGCTTTTAATCCAGACATTGGGTCTGTAATATTAGTAATATCCACAGCCGTAATACTAGCTTCAGGATTTATACAGTATAATTGAGACCACCTATGATGACCATCAATAATAAATTTACCTCCACCCCCAGTAACAATTTTTTTTCCAGCAATACTAACGGCTCCCCCCTTTAAACAAACAGCTGCTGATTGAGCATTAGTTAATGGAAATATTAATGATTTGTCAACATCAATTTCATTTTGTGTTGGCTTTAAATTCTTTACTTTAGGAGATATATCTGTAGTTTTAATAGGGTTTTTATCAGCAATAGATTTGATTGCTTGTCTAAATTTAGGATCATTAATATTATCGCCTAGTTTTTGTATAAATGTAGGATAATCTGCTTTTAAAATATCTTTTAATTCATCCTCTGTTTCAGAATTAGTATTAGCTGATTTTTGATTATTATCTAAATTTTGTTCTTCGGCTTCAGTAATTAAACCTGCAAGCTTCTGCATGCGTTTAAATTCTTTGGATAGAATTTGTTTATTCATGTTATTCTTTTTATAGTAGTTTTAAATTGTTCAAATTGTGGTTCCGCATTTGGGTTTTCCAAATCAAATAATTGTTTTACCATCATAAATATATGGAGATTTTCACTCTGCGATCTTTCTGATGTAACTATTTCCCATCCTTTTCCTTGCATTTTTTCTTTGTTAGCTTTGCGTTTTGATGATTTTAACCATAGTACTCCGTAGTTTTCTATAGTTTTGCCAAAACATTCTTCGTAACATTTACCATAAACTGCGGTTTGTAGTTCGTAGATAATTTGCATGTGGTTTGATGTTTTAATATCTAATAACCATAATTTACCGTTTATTTCACAAATCAAATCGCATGTTCCTGCTACTTTAAATTCATCTGAAAATAAGTGAACTTCAGTTTCTATAAGTTTAGGATTATATGTTTCCCAAAATTCTACAAATCGTAAAAACATTTGCCAAATTTCAGGAGCGTACATTGGATCTCCATCTTTGGATAGATAGTTAAGTTTTTCTCCGTTTAAATATTTTTCTACTAAATTATGTACTTGAGTGCCTTCTTCGGATGCTTTTTTAACTATATACTCTGAAGCATATCCTACTTGCTTAAGCCAATTTTCAAAATGTTTGCCTTTTGGATAGTATTGCAATATATAAGTAATAGACGGGTAGTATTCTCCGTTGCGTCTGTAGTAGCGGGAATCGGGTAGTGTGATTTGTTTGTGGTCATCGGATATTTCTAGTATCCTGTCATATGAGTGTTTTATTATCATATTAGTTGGAGTTTTTTCTCTAAAAGATCAGAGAATGTTAAAGGATAAGTTTCCTGAACAAGATGGGTAAAATTTTTAAATCCCATGTCTGCAGGATCTTTATCTTGTAAATCTACAAGATATACTTCTTTTCCTTCTTTCATCAAGTTTTCGCAAAAGTTTAATGCTTGTTTTTGCGCATCTTTATCTAATGCTATATATATTTTTTCTACAGCTGATGTAACAAGTTTTTTCATTAAACTGGATTGTATTGTTTTTCCAAGCAATGGTATTGCATTTCGTTTAATTGCTAGAGCATCAAACGGGCCTTCACATAATACAACAGGTACATTCCAGTTTATAAATATTTCAAATGGTATTATATTACGAGATGTAGATGGATTTTTATATTTTATAGTGCTAGATTGGTCAAATGTTCTAGCAGTAAAATAATTTAAATTACCATTTGCATTATAGGATGGAATAATAATGTGATTAGCATATCTTCCTTTTTCACAATATCCTATATTGTATTTAACAATATCGTCTTTTGTAATACCTCTAGATTTGAGGTAAGCTAAAGCATGTCTTCCTATGATATCGTGTTGTGTGATATCAAGTAGTGATTTAAATTCTTTTGGTAACTCTACTTTTTCTTCTTGTTTGGGGACATTTATAGCAAAATATGTTTTAACTATGGATTTGAGTTCTACAAGTTTTTCTCCGGGTACACCTATAAGCTTAAACATTTGGTGTATTTTTTTACCTTTTTTATTGCAAACCCAACAATGCCAACTTTCATAATTTTTAGATTCTCCATCAAAATTTATTTCAAGTTTTGGTTTAGTGTGTTTACAAAAAGGGCAAGTATAGGCAGCGTTACCTCTAGCAGTAAGTTTTCCAGTACCAAGTACAGAGTTTACTAGTGCAATTAGAGTTTGATTTACCATAGCGGGGAATATATAAAATTCCTACTTGAAATCAAAGTCTTTCTTGTAAAATTTGCCTAAAACATTATCGTTGTACCATCCTTCAGGATTTTCTAATACCCCATGTTTAAACAAATACTTGCACTCGTAATATGTTAATAGTTTTTTACTATAAACTAACTCTAGTATTTCACGTTTAAATTCTTGCTGTTTACCTTCTTTCAACATTTCTAAAATAGGTTTAGCAGAGCCGTAATATGTTTTCCAATCGCTTTCTTTTTGGATTGTTTGATGGGTTGGTTTACGGCCGGCACCTTGATATTCGGCTAATTCCTTGCGTGTTAACTTGCGTTTTACGTTGTGATACAGTACTTTCTTACCAATGTACGATGTCCCGCTCGGTATATGAGTAGTTATGTATATAAACCCATATATATTGGGAGGAAAATCGTCTAATGTTTCTATAACTTTATTATTGTATAACCACATAATTATACCGCGATGCGCTTACAGTTCTTCAATAAATGTTGGAGATAAATACCAATGACTCCCCGAGAATATTTTAAGTCTCCTATCCGACCCATCAAAAAATATTCTTCCATCAAACCGCCCGTACTGATTATCACCATCAGCTCGATGCATTGGGATTGCCAGCCTATCAGTTTTTAAACTTCCTGTTACCCTAATTATTTGTCTAGCATTCCCAGTAGAAATAGAAATAGCATCTAAAACGTTATTGTTGAAATAATTATCCTCCCCTCCATTCCCAAATATTGCTGTACGTCCACTTCCAAGAGCAGAAGTTACATGATTTTGAATAAGAGCAGAAGTATAAGATGATGATAATGCTAGTATATGATTTGAGTTTGTTTTTACCTCAAATCCTATATCATTTGCAGATACTGCATAAGCAGTTATAAAAACTTTTCTACTTGCTGATGGCTGTAGAATTATATTCCCTCCAGTTAGATTAGCAGTATCTGCTATTTTATAATTTGAGATAATAAAATCTCCTGGTTTAGAACCAGGTACCCATGCATTATTTGCATTGGCACTAGCTAATTCACAATAATTTACATGACCTAATGAGCTACTAAATTGATACTGTATACACATCCCCTGAGTGGAAGCATCATTTAACAATGCTATAGGTGTTAACCGCGTATCATTATCAGAAAAAGTAGTTGATCCAGTAAATATTCCAAAAGCTCCAATATTTGGACTAAAAAGCATTCTTATTGGGGAGTTAATAGATTGAGGATTTGATAATGAACTACTATTAAGTAAAAAACTAGCTGTTGGTACACCAACATCAGGAATAATATATTTTCTTTCTATATTA